TTATTTCTTTTCCCAAACTACGCGGCGAATTTCATCGGCTGAATAATAGCCGATACCCTTTTTACCGGTACCGCCAATAACTCGTAAGTATTCCATGTAGTCGGCAGCTTCCTGCTGGCTTTTTTCGTTGGCAGCCTTTGCTGTTTCGGTAAGCTCTTCGCTTACGACTCTTAAAAGTTCGCCGTTCTTTTTATAGTGTACTCTGACGGATTTATAGTTTTCTTTAGCGTCGCCGGCAGGTACTCGCCATGTTCGATATTCTTGTTCGGTAAGATCCGTTACAGATTTGCTGTAGTTTGGTTTGTAATTTGTTGTAGTAGTCATTTTGGGTCTCCTTCTTATGTTTACAAAATTTATCGCTTGGGGCTTATCCCCTTTCCTTGATTATATTATATTACGTTATTCGCATATTGTCAAGCAATTTTTATAAAATTTTATGCGATTAACGTATATTTTTATTTTAGTGCAAAAAAAAAAAAAAAAAAAAAAAAAATGCACCGCCCCAGCTACAACCCCGGAACGGTGCGCGATAAATTTTGTCGGCCATTGGCCAATCATTATTATATCATAGTCCGCTAATCACTTTATTTATGTTAATCGTGGCCTCTCGGCCACAATCACACGAGCATATGGCAAACGTTGTATGCTTGCCTCTGATTATCTTATAAGTTACCCCTTTAATGGTAAGCACTCCGTATTTTTTACCGATTACGTCCTCATAATCGCGATTAGTAGTATTATATTTACAACTACGACTACAAGACTGTTGACCATTACGGAGCAGTTGTAAATAAACCTCTTTTACGGCGCCACAATCACATTTACAAACCGCCTTACGGACCGGAGCGCCTTTTTGTGTGTGCCTAGTTATAACATCAAGTACCTCTAAATGCCCATACCGGCGACCAATTATATCGGCTGCACTTTCTCGCTTAATCGCCATCCGTAAGCACTTCCAATATTTTTATAATCTGTGCCGGTGTTAATGCCCGTACTTTATCCGCCAATGTTTGCCGTTCTTCCGGACTTAGAAACTCATTGCCTAAGTCCTCTACATCAAGGGCAAGCCCTTTTATTTTAGATCGGCTGAGTTCGGCGTTAATTAATAACTCCCCTAACGCCACCATTTCCCGGTCGCTAAAGTCCGGCAGGGTCGTCATATTTAATATTAGTGTGTATCGCTCCACAATCTCATTAAGTCGGCGACTAAAATTGCCCCCCACTAAATCGCCGGCAAGTGCCGCCAGTTGCGCCCCCATGTAAATATTTCTTCTTTTTGATTTCTTTTCCATAGTTCCGCCCCTTTTTTATTTTAAAAATACCGGGAGGCGTCACCGCCGCCCGGTAGGTTAAACTAGATTTCTTCGATTTCGTAACCAAACCAACTAATGTCGACTAAACTATTAAGTTCTTCTACGCTTTCACAATTTAAGATATCTTCGATTGTAAAATCCATAGCGTCATCTTCAAGCATCCAGTCAAAATAACCTTTTTCGTTCATGATGTTGATTAATTCTTTTTCGTTGTTAGCTTCGATTGTTGCTACGTTCTGTCTTTTGCTGTTGTTGAGTTCGTTAATTCTGTAAGTTGTCATTTTTTGTCTCCTTCTGGCATCTTCCGTTTACCGGTGCGCTCTTAAAGTAACCTTGGGGCTTTTATTGTATCCCCTTTCTATGGTTTTATTATATCGTACTATACGCACCTTGTCAATAATTTATACACACATTTTCATAAAATTTTTAACACAAATAAAAAAAAGCCCTCTCAGGTACAAGTGCTAAGTACCTGAGAGGGCTTTTCTAAATCTCACCGGATGCACGCATAACGGAGCGCACGGGCCGAGATATCAGGATCACGCATCCTTTCTCATCGTGTAATCGTGTACACGGCACCAGCTAATAGGATATATTGTAGCCATTTTATTTTACGGTCGCGACTCTGCACCCCGCGCTCGTATGCGTTCAATGATTGTTCTGCTTTCTTCAATGAGTCCAGCGTCACGCTCGAGGATTTCTTGAGCCGTTCCACTTCCGCCTGTGATGCGGTCAAGGACTGTACTAATTGCGTCCGCTCGCTCTCCAATAGCGCAAGCTCGGTCTTGGCTGTCGTCAAGTCCTGATTTAATACTGTCCGCTGATTTTGTAATATCCTGTTGTCCTCGGCTAGCGTTGTCAATCTCGTATCTAATGCGTTCAGCTCCGCCTCCGTTATCACGTACGCCGCTGAGCAGGTAATATACGCCGCCGAGAAGAGCAAGGACAGTACAAATGATAATACCAATTTTCGCATATCGATTTAGCCCTCCCCACATCATAGGTCATCCCACCGGGCAGCGTATCCGCGCACGTCAACGTGCACAAAATCCTGATAGTAATATTTCCCGATGCCGTCGGCGCCGCAATCCTCGGCCACTTGGGCGAGATCATCGACGCTCATATCCTGCACCCAAATATCGCAGGCAAGGCCTTTAATATGGTACGAATTAGGCGCGCCGCCTACCTCGTAATTATGTTCCGGGCAACGGTAACAGCTGGTTACGTTAACCGGTTTACCTACTGCCGCGCGGATCCGTTCTAATAAATCCACTAACTTAATATCGATAACATGGTCAAGGCAGGTATGCCGGCCACAATGGCACATGAGCTCTAATTCGCTGAAATGTTCGCTTACTTGATACATATTGACCTCCTAACTGCGGCTACTTACTACCGCTTTACCACCAATAAACCCGATAAGCCCGCTACTGATATTGGTAGCCAGCTCGTTATAACCAAACCATACGGCCATCACGTCCACGATGCCGAGAATAGCAATAACAATTAATTCATTGCGCCCCTCGCTCATTTCTTAATCACCTCCGACACGAATTTAATTACACAATCCAACAGCATAATATTATTTGGGTTAATTTCCCGGAGCTTCTCCACGATGCTCGATAGTTCGCAAAATATAGGGATGTGCATAATAGTCAGAGTGGCTAAGATATCAACTCTTATCCCGAAATACTCGTAGTCAGAGATATACATTAAAGGCAAGGACAGCAACAGGAACCACGGGTACTGCTTTATAAATTTAGCAAACAGCGCCTCCCGTAGCCCCCTACTCGCAAGGTATCGCTTAGGCTTGCCCTTGTGCTCGACAGAGCCCCAGCCCCTCCACACGAGGGCCGTAAGAATGTTGATAACCGTACCGGGCTTGCCTACGGCCGCGTTGTAATTGCTAGCTTCAATCAAAAGCCGGAGACAGGTATCAATCATAACAAGTAAAATGATAGCCACGATGGCATTACTTAAATCCTCGAGGATGCCCGGAGTGATAGTCCGGGTCAAACTCTCCGCAGCTCCATTTATTAACCTGTCAAGGATTGGAGGTGGTGGCGTTGTTATCAGTTCCAGCATTGGCCGCGTCCTCCTTGTTCTCTGCGGCCGCTACAGCCTTAAATACATCACATGTACAGTTCCCCTGTTTGTCTAGCTTACTTGCGCAGTAGGGGCATCGTTTGGTAATCTTGAAAAATGACATAATTATTATACCTCCTTAGTTAGCTCTTGCAACTGCTCCACGTATGCAGCGTCGAGGTCTGTTGCGTCTTGTTGGATAGCTACGGCCGCCGATTTGTTGCCATTGAGTAATGCGGTCAAGTATTGAGTTTGTAACTCATCCCGGGCCGCCTGATATTCAGCATCTAAGGTGGCACGCGCCGCCGCTGCCACTTCCTCGGCGGTCGGCTCGATAGGTGCCGCCTCGACGATTTTACCGTCTTTGATAACATGTTTAATAATGACGTCGGTAAATACGGCTTGCTCTTTCTCTTTGCACGCGTAGATATCATGGCTCTTATACTCCTCTTTTGCTTTAGCGACTAATCCGTCCATAGTTTTGGCGTGTTGGCCTAGTAAGTATGTCGCGATACGCTCCTGCTCGCCGTTACGATTTGGGGCGCTTAACACATTAAGATAGGTATTATCCATCTTATCAAGTCCTTTCTTTTTCGAATTGGAGGTAAAAAAATGAGACTGCCAAACGGCTACGGCCAGATATGCAAGTTATCCGGTAACCGCCGGCGCCCCTATATGGTGCGCAAGACTGTAGGGTATACTCATACAGGCCGCGCCCTATATCACACAATAGGCTCCTACGTAACCAAGGCCGAGGCCCTTACTGCCTTAGCCCTATTTAATAATGCACCGGCCACCCCGACGCCCTGTATCACCTTAGGCGGGATATATAAGGCGTGGTACCCGATGCACGTCAAAACGGTAAGCCCCTCAACCGCTGCTAGCTATGCAAACAGCTTACGACATTTGGGCAAGGTCGCCGTTATGCCGATTAATACGATTAAGCATCACCATTTACAAGCCGTACTCGATGACATGACTGATGCGGGGCTCTCCTATGCGAGCCGTAAAAAGGTCCGGTCGCTACTGCATCAGTTATACGTATACGCCGATATTAACGACCTCACGGAGAGCAATATCGCGGCGCATTTGACTATCGGTAAAAATACACCGGTGTACCCTCATAAGCCTTTTACGAGGGCCCAAGTCAATAAGCTTTGGACGACCGAGCATCCGGATGCCGATATACCTCTTATCATGCTGTATACGGGTATGCGATCCGCGGAGCTCCGGCAGCTTAAACGCTCCGACGTTAAAGTCCGGCAAAAATATATAGATATTACGCAATCAAAAACAAAAGCCGGTATCCGCATCATACCGATACACCCCCGAATTTGGCCACTTATCGAGCGCCGGCTTGCCGATAATACTAAATACTTACTCAGTGCCGACCTGATGACCTATGCTCAGTTAGCCGGTCGGTTTAAGTCTGTCATGCAAGCCGTCAAGTGCAAACATACCACGCATGACTGCCGGCATACGTTTGCGACGTGGCTCGATGATGCGGACGCCAATTATAACGCCAAAAGGCGACTACTTGGCCACGCTGCTAACAACGTAACGGACGGCGTGTATACACATAAGACCCTGCAACAGCTCCGCGCTGCTATTAAATTACTCAAATAGCGCTAATTATTGGAGCGTAATTACTCCAATTCGGTGCGCTCTTATAAGCGTCGACCGATTCAGCCGGGACGCGGATACTTAATACAGTCCCTTTACTGCCGAGTAAAAACGTACCGGATAACGTCGGCGGTGTTGTTGCCCTTACTATCAATGTCAAATCAATTCGGGAGCCGGAAAATGACGAATTTGCAATACTTGTACACTTATCACCAATATCGAGCGGCCCGGACTCATCGGTAAGGCTAAACTGCTCCGAATAGTCCGTGCTCTGGACAATATTTAAAATTATCTTGTCCTCATCGGGCAAGTTTTGAGCGTCCTCTGTCAACACCCTCACATCCTTTTTTATTCTAAAAACATAAAAAACCGCTTGAGGCACGTTGATTATCATTACTCTGATAATCAACGGCCAAACGGCATATCTACTATGAATATTAAGTTTTAAGTTTGCTTATTATCGACCTTTTCTCACACTCTCAACGTGCATAAATCGCCCCGAATTGTTACCCAAGGTATAAATATCAATCCCGGCATCACCGGCAATAGTAGCAGTGCTACTATTCAACTGCCTATTACTTTTCCTTCTAAAAATTTAGGAGCGTTTTTATCAGATACCTCCGGAACTACGGCGGTAAATAGCAATAATGCAAATGATGAGGGTGCTAAAATTTCGGGCCGATATACAAATAGGGTTTTATTATATTCTGGATGGAATGGCGGTTTAAACGCTGAAATATCTATTGTGGCGTTTGGATGTTAAACGCCCAAACTGCACCAATACGCACGGCCATCCATAGTTGGCGTAGATGTTACTATAGTACAACTTTGTAAATTGTTAGGCCGCACGCCCATTTCAACGGTTACGCCTTGCCCCGTGGTGTGATTACTAAATAAAATAAAGCCTTTAGTATAGGAAATTGGCAACGTCAATAATTTATTTTCGTCAGTCAATCCACCTTGGCTATACACCAATAGCAAGCCAGCCAAACGCTCCTAAGACATTTGATGATGTAATCGCCCTAAATTTATTAGTATCGGATGTTGCCATATCGCTTGATATTGATAAATTGGCCGTGCTAGTAACACCGGCGGTGGCGTTTATATCCCAAACGCTAACGCTCAAAAGGCGAGTAGGGAATTTAATAGGATACGCCTTATCGGTGTAACTGGTATTGGCCGGCATGTCCGCCGTTCCACCTTGGCTACTAACGGCCAACGGCAAACCAATCATAGTTATGTGCCATTAATTGGCCGGCCCCGCTATAAGTATTTAATTTAAAACTAGCTAAATTAGTTTTTATAGCGGTTAAAAATGTGTAATAGCCTTGTCCGGTTGCTGTGCCTGTCGCTAGAATTTTATAATCTTTCGTGTATTGTATTGGTAAAATTATATTGCTATCCGCATTACCGCCACCACTTCCACCTTGGATAATGAGCCCTCCGAAAAGCACCCCGAAACATATATACCATGCGTTCGGGTTGGTAAAGGACCACGTCACACCTAAAGTTGTAAATGTTTTATCGCGGATGGCGATAAGTACCGCCTCCGCGAAATCGGAAATCTGCGACGCCTTGAAATTCCTGTACGCTGCGAGAGCCTCGCTTATTTTGGTGTCTACTGTTTTAAGAGCGTCATTAATCTTATTAGTGACATAAGATTTTACCCACTTCACACGGGCGCCCAACTTACTAATAAGAATAGAGGATGTCCCCGCATCCGTGGCCGGCGTGCTATCGGTAGTAAATAACGCAGAGTGCGCGTCGGTATTGTTATTATGAGCCGTTAAGTCCCTAAGTTTAAGTAGGCCGTTTGGGTCAAGTACGGCCGTAGTATTGCCGGCGTCATCTACGCCGATAAAAATAGAAAAGTCTACCGAGATAACCGTCGCTCCGCCTTTGGCCGGTAAAAAGTCATAGCTCGGGTCGGTCATGACTAAATATAAAATCTCGCCAAGGTCCGGGTCTTTTGCAAACAGCCCGACCTCGCGCATATTAAATCCGGTTGTCACATTAGCATTTGTGAGCGTCGTACTCACCTCGGTAACGCCCGTCTCTACCGTCTCAATGCTTGTAATGCCAATGTTAAGTCGTGGCTCTGCGAGGTCTGTTGCGGACTCATAACTATCTAGCTGACCCGATCCAAATTTAAACTTTGTAAATTCCATTTTGATGCGCCCGGCGCGCACCTTGGCGTCGAGGTTTCGGCCTCGCTCCGTAATTACGCTATTGCGCCAATCTGCCATCGATTTTAACCTCCTTAAATAACCGTACTGTCGTACTTGCCTTAATGGATGCACGCCCGGAGCTATCGCCTATCGTGCGCGGTGTTACCTGTATACGCTTATGCACATAAGAGGCTGTACTAAGTCGCGCCGTCGCCTTTGGCCGGCGTACAAAGGTAATCCCGTCCAGGTGTGACCGTGTATTTTTGGCGACGTAAATCGCCCGGACTGTAGCATCGATTGTCCTACTCGATACAAGCGGGCCTTTAATGTCGCCCACCTTAAAAAAGTAAGGCCTGCCGCCGTATTCCCAGTATTCCTGGACCGTTGCCCCGTCGATAAGTGTATCGACTACCTGTTGCACTGCGTGCGGTGTGCCCTTGATGCGGTGCCATGCGATAGACGTACGCACGAGCTCACGTTTACGTTCCAGCGGTGTGCTGGCGTCGTAAAAATCGACTTTAAACTGTTTGGCCAACAGGTCGACGGTGGCGTCGTCGAGCTCGTCAATTCGTGCCAAAATTAAAACCGTACGAGATAACTGAGTTACGGCCGTAAGTTCCGCGTCTATCGCTTTGGCGGCATTTGAGATGGTTTCATCGGCCGCAAGGTTAGGAGGTAAGATATCGAGTAAATGCGTGTCTTGCAGTTTAAGCATCCTCCAAACCTCCCAGCGTTAATTTAACCTCTTGTTCGCCGGCGACTTGACTCGCCAATAACTGAGTAAAGGCTGGCTCGGTAATATCTACCCGTTTAGCCCCGGCTTGTATGATGCGGTGTATTAATTCCGACGGGTTAATATCACGCCCCAGTGCGCCCCGTTGCCATGCCACATAATCCTCTAATGCTTTGTCCACATCTGCCTGTATAGCGGTCGCCCGTGATGCGTTGGCCGCATCAATATAAAAAGCCCCGCGCACGTTGTAAGGTACAACGGTCGGAGCTTTTACATATACCCGGTCAGTGAGTGGTCGGATGCGCTTGTCATTACATACGGCATTAACCGCGTCGAGGATTTCCTGGCTTGCCGGTTTGCCGGTTTTAAGTAGTACATAAATAAATACTTTGCCCTCGTTTCCGGTCGGACTATCCACCGACACGTCGCCGATACTGGCATGTGCTGATTTGGCGTGATAGATATAGGCGTCATCCGGACCAGCCACGCTAAACTGCCCCGGCGCGTCCTCGATACGATCTCGATAATCATCGTCGGCCTCGGTATCCGCGCCGCCGTTTGTCGTGGTTGTATTGGCCACGGTAGGCAAAAATGGCAACGGATCCACTAACCGGCTTAACTCTCCCGGTAAATATCCGTTTCCAAGTTCCCCGGCAGTTTGGCATGCTGACGGCACATCCACCGATAAGGTGCCCGGCTTAATTTGAGCGACCTCGGTAGTGGCAAACATAAGCGAGCCGTCCGGTGTAATACGTATCCCTTTTGGGATAATAACGGCGCTTTGCTGTGCCGCGGATAAGGTAAACCGTACAGTCGTAGCAGCGGCCGACGCTTGCAAGCGTGCCGTGCCTACTAACATCCCGATAATATCGAGAAAAATACCCTCGGCAAACGCTAGCATGTTTTGCCGTGTTAAATAATCAATTAAATTACGTTGCTCACCGATGATACTTGCAAGTGAGCATAAGAAAAGCCTTACCGGGTCTGCTAGTGCTAGCGTCCGACCGGTAAGGCCCTCATAAACTGTTATAATATGCTGTTTAATAGAGTCGGTATCCGTCTCTATAAATTTGATATTGTTAAGATCCAATAATAGCCACCTCCAATACAGGACGCAGGATACCGTCTGCCGTGTCGGTCTCTTCCTGATTGACGTACGATATGCGCACCACCTTACACCGGGGCTCGTATTTGGCAATTTGTTGCAGGATTGACGCGGATAGCTTGGCCTGAGTTACCGGTAATGGCAAGTCCAATAATTCACCATCAATCCCAAACCCTCGTTCTAGAGGCACGCTGTATCGTACTGTCGTGAGTATGGTATGCACGTTTTGCAGTACCTCCTCTAGCACGTTAGCCGGCGCTAGATTGACCGCTGTCGGCGTTGTTGTTATTAACCACGTTTGCACCGGTTGCACCTCCTATCGGTAAATCGGGCGACTTTTTAATGCTAATACTTAGCGTAGATACTAAGATGTTACCCATCCGGTCAGTATGAGTAATGTCGTCGCCAATATCGGTAATAACCCAAGGCGCCCCGCCGATTGGGGTACCGTTGAGAATAAAATACTCACGCCGACCCTCTTCGGCCATTTGTCGGATTTTGTCGCTCTCCTCTGCCGGATTGACGCCCAGCAATGAGTTAAAATGAATAACAAACGACAGCTCCTCGGTCTCCGACCCTAAGTATTCCAATATCGGCGCTGTGCCGATAACCTCGTGCGACGCGTATTTATACGCCGTTTTGCGACTTAGCCCGTCATAGGTTAAAACCTTACTACTTGACACCTCAAATACGAGGTCTCCAAACGACCCGAGCGCCTCGGTAGGTAAGTACCGGCTAAGCCCTAACGCATTGGCCACTTGCTGCGCCTGCACATATAACGCATGGCCGGCCTCGGTCTTTTTAAAATTGTCTAAAAATGCCACGTACTAACCTCCTATTTATTTGGCGGCGCCGTTGAGCTACCACCCGAGATAATCCCGCCGTGTGTATGATTTACAAGGCTCACCCCGTTAACTACTACATCACCGGAGCCGCCGGTAATGTTAACAGCCGGCGCGTTAATAGTGACGCTGCCGGTAGCGTTAACCGTGATAGCGCCGTTATCGTTAATAACGGTCGAACCGTCCGAGAACTTAACCGCGCGCACGCCTTGCCCGTTAGCCGGTGGTGTGTCCTTGCTGTTGTACATTGTGCCTAAGATACACCCCTCAGTGAGGTTGTTATCGTTGACACAAAACAAACAGATTACCTGCTCCCCGACGTACGGCAGCCAATAAACCTTAGTATTTTGACTACCGGTAGTCAGGATATGCAAGTCTGCACTTACTAAGTCGTCACGGTCCGGAAACGTAACACGCGCCGTCATATCGGCAGGATTAACGCTCGATACAATACCAACACGCGAGATATTGCGAATTGTTTTTAAGATATCAATAGCCATTTAAGCACCTCCTGAGGTCTACGGTTGTCTCATATCCACCGCCTACCTTATGCGCGGCCTTAGTGATAATGTACTTCCCGTCAAACTTTCTAAACCCTTCAAGGGTAACAGTCATCCCGGCTGATAATCGAATATCACCGGTTAACGTCATGGACCCCGTCACTTCATCCTTGTTCTTTTCCCGGAGCTTATTACGGGCGAGCCGTTCCGCTTCTGCGATACTCTCGACTTGTTGGTTAACCTGGAGCACCTTACCCGTACTCTTATTTGGGTCCGTGTAGGTATACTCGATTACAGCTTTTGTCTTGGTATCGGTATGTTTTACGTGGCACGCTTTATAAATTTCTCGGGTGGACGATTTAAAGGCCCAGCTTTTGAGCGTTATAACGGCATCCGGTACGGTTTCCGGGATTATCGATTTTGGATTGTGGAGCACCGCCATAGGCTCGGCCTGCTCGTATTTGTACTCCTCAAATATAACGACCTGATTATCGGTAACTTTTAGGGCGAGCCCGGCATCTTTACAGCATTTTTGTAAAAATGCCAGGTCGGACTCGTCGGACTGTTCCACACGGTCATACTTAATCTCGGCCGTTGTGTCATAAAAGAGCGTACAACCGGCAGCCGTTGCCAGCTCATTGGCGACATCCTTAAGTGTCGTCTTTTCCCAACTTCGGGACTTTTCAATGCCTCGAAGTGCCGACGCCTCCGGCACGCTAACCGCGCCTATGCTTACCGTGTGCGGCGGATAGCCTAAATTAATCTCATCAATTTCAAACTCTCCACAGTCGAGCCGTGCAATATCTCCGTCATAGCGCCAATCCTGTAGCACAATAGCCGCTCGGAGCTTGGCCCCCTTATCCGGCAACCAGTCGCCCAGCCATAACTCCTGCACGTCGTGCAGGTCTACGGATATATCGTCAGCCTCGCCGCTCATAGCATCGTTAAAAGTAAAACCCGTACAATACGGCGCAATATCTTGCGAGATATCCACGCCGTCGTACGTTAAATCAATTTTAGTTGTTGGCGATTTCATGTCTTACGCCTCCACGGAGGGGCGTACGTTACTGCGGTTTTAGGTACGTCCGGAATAGTAAGCACTGTACCGGCGCTAAACCTTGACACGCCTACGTGTTGCCGGTTGGCCTGCATTAATAAATAAGTGTAAGCCTCGCTACCCATTTGGCGCAGTGCGATCATATCCCATACGTCGCCAGCCTGTGTTGTGTATTGATCAGGCATAACTTTTCCGTCCTCTCCTGTTTTCCAATTCCTGCAATTTCCGCTCTAAATCCGCGATTGCATCCTGCGCGGCTCGTTTGATTTGAGCTACAGCGGATGCGTCCGCGTTTCCTTGTACGGTAATAGTAATCGGTGCGGATACGCTAACGCCACCACCGCCGCCTATATCCATGCCCAATAATTGGGCGGTCTTAGTAACTAAGCCCCTCGAACGGGCGCTATTATTAATCGGGATATATGCCTCCGGTGATTCCTCCGCAAACCATGCAAGATGGGCGCCCTTGCCGACGATATCACCGTCAGCATGCCCCGGCAAATCGACACCGGACGGCGCCCCTCCTAACTGATTTTGGACCCAGTTAACGGTCGCATCGATAGGATGCGCGAGAAAATCCTTAAGCCCCTGCCACTTGTCCTGCGCCCAGTTTACAAAATCACCGAGCGCCGCCTCTGCATCGGCTATAAATCCGGTCACGGCCGCGTATACGGTATCCCATCCGGCGACTAATTGCCCCCACAGCCACTCGCCCTCATTAGCTATCCATGCCCAGGCGGCCACCGCTGCTGCGGCGACGTCGTCCCAGTAGATAATTAATAAGGCGATAAGTGCAATAATAGCAATAATAACCAATGCGGCCGGATTACCGGCCATAGCGCCATTAAAGAGCCATTGTGCCGCTGTTAAGGCTTTAGTGGC